CACGTTCGTCAGCCGCCACGTAATGTTCATCTTCGTAACGATGTCTTCCGTGCGCTGCGCCAGTTCCACCGCCATGCCCTTGTCAGCGTCGATGTCGCTGACCGTGATCGTGCCCACCGGCGTCGGCTCCTCGGGCAGGTACTTGATGTAGACAACATTGTCCTCCAGCCACAAGGCGCAACGCGACTGAAAGCAAATCTCCTTGAGCACCTGCACCACGTTCTTCCGCTGCAAGAGCGGGAAGTTCGCCGGGAACGGAGCCAGCTTCGTGCGAACGTAGTTGAAGCTGTCCGCGTCGTAGGTCAGGTCCGTGTAGTTGTCGATGATGTACTCAAGGGTGTCAACGATGTTCGGGCCGACCGACGACTGGAAAGTGATGTACAACTCGTCGGACCAGCCGCGCACGTTGTCCCCGTGGGCGTTCACGAACCACACCTGACTCAGTTGCTCCTTCAACACGACCTGCACGGCGGTGACGCTGCCGTAGGTTTTCGTCTCGATGGTGTAAAGGTCCTGCGGCACGGGCGTCAGCCGCCGCACGCCGTCCACGGACTGGAAGGCTTTCACGGCCAGCACAGTCCCCGGCGTAATCGACGCGATGTAGGTGATCGTGGGGTCCGTGTACAACCGCACCGGCGACCCGGCATCGTACCACGTCTCGTTCACCAGGGAGTTGATTAGCACAAAGCCGCCCGGCGGCGGCGTCAAGAACTTGTAGAGTCCGTAGTTGCGGACTTCGCACGAATTGCCTGTGCCCTCGGGGGTTGGCGTGCAAGGCACCGGCACGCGGAAGTCATACGGATGCCAGCCCGTGTCGGGAATCGGCTGGCAGTCCGGCAGCCGCACCCGCTGGTAGGCCGCATTCGTGATCGTGTTGGCGATCTGGTTGGCGAGTTCCGTTTCCAACTGCGGGTCCACGCGGCTGCTGATGTAGAAGGCGTCCCCTTGGAAGACCCCGTGGAACAGGCCGCTGCCGATCTGGATGGTCACGGGAGTGTTCTGCGGGAAGTCTTCGCCGCCGAGGATGTGGACCGGGTTGGCACCCTCGCCCTGGAAGTCCGCCTCGGCCATCTGCAAGGCCCGCCGCTCGACCGCGCACTTCTCCTGCCGCAGCATCATAAAGGCTTCCATGCTGAGTTGCTGGTTCAACTTGTTGGCAGCGTCCAGCAAATCGGCGGACTTCTTCGGGTCAACGATCTGCCACAACTCGCTCGCCTGCATGAGCGTGCTGTAGTGGATGTGCTCGATGGACATTTGCATCAACTTGTGATCGTCCCGGTTCGAGCCGTTCACGTACAGCGGACTGTTCGAGTATTCCTGCTGTCCGCCGAGGATGCCCACGCCTTGCAGCGTCGTACCCGTGACCGCCAGCGACATCTTGAGCGCCGGGTAGTCGTAGGCCAGGCCGAACACCATCGGCCACGCCTTGCCCACCAGGTCCGCAGGGATGAAGGGGAACTGCCCCTCGTCTGCCGAGAACCCGATCTCCTTGTCTTCGATCTGCGACACGGCGCTGAACTTGACCGTGCGGTCGCGCTCGTTCCAACTGGCCGGTGTGTTGATCTTGCCGGAGAACACCAGGAACTTGTCGCTCAACGCCAGGCCCGTGAACCACTGGTACAGCCGCACGGGCCGCTTGTGGATGTCGTAGGCATCGAAAATCTTCTTGAGCGCGCCGTCCGTGTCGTCGAGCGTGATGGCGATTTCCTGTGACGGGCTGTTCTGCATCGTCACGTCGATGGCTTCGTCCAGGTCGCCCAACTCCACGATCTTGCCTGGGATGGCCGGCGGCCCCGCGATGTCCTTGTCGGCATACGATGACGTGACCCCGCCTTCGGACCAGTCGATCTCCAGGATGCAGACCGGCTCGTTGCCGTGGGTGGTCGTCAGTTTCGCCAGACCGTCGCTAGAAATGGTACGCATTATTGCTGCACTCCCTCGAACTCGATGTCAATGGCTTGCAACTCGCCGCGCGGCATGGGCGTGATCGCCGGAGCCGCGGCGTTCGGCGTATCGAACTCGAACGGATTGTTGGTGAAGTGCCCCACCCACGTCCGCCCGCGGTGGTCCACCGCCTGCACCGCGACGGCGAAGTAGGCGAAGATGAAGGCCCGCAGTTCCAGCGCCTTGTTGCGGCTGAGAAGGAAGGTCCACTTCAGCTTGCGGCGGCCGTCCCGGCGCTTGACGTAGGTGTAGCGCGTCCCGTCCATCGCCAGCTTCCGAGACACCGTATCCAGCAGGTTCTCTTGATCGCTGAATTGCGGGCTCGGAAGCACGGTGGTCGTTTGCAGGAGTGGCGACGGTGCGGAAACTTGGAACATGCCTGCCTCCTTACGCCCTCAAACTCCAACGACGCCGCAAACATCGCGCCTTGACCGTCCTGCGTCACGGCTTCGGTCGGATTAGTGATGACCCCCTTCCACAGGCGGTTCTCCCAATCCACGAAGCCGATCTCCAGGCCCAGGTGGCTGGACATGAAGTTGAGCAGGTCGGCGGCCTGCGTCTCCGACAGGCCCGTGAAGGACAAGACTTGCACCTGGGTCTTCGGCCAGATGGGGTCCGCGTAGACCACCAGGGTTCCGCCGCGAGTCTCGCGGCTGATGCGGTTGAACGCCAAACGGTCCTTGTTGCCCAACTCGGGCGACCGCAGCGTCAAGGTGTCCGATGGCGACACCGCCGGATACAGGAACGTCGTCGGCGGGTAATCGGCGTCCGGGGCGTACACCAGCGTCCCCGGCGGGGGCGTCGGCAAGTCCGGCAGCGATTGCCCGATGCGCGGCTTGTAAAGGAACTCGATGTCGTTGGTCGGCGACTCGTAGACAAAGACTTGCCCGAGCGTCAAGCCGGACTCGGCCGACAGGACGCGCACCACCGTGACCGTGGCCTTGTGCCCAAGCGTCACTTGGTCGCTGGCCGGCTTGGACGACACGACCGTTGCCAGGTCGCCAAGCTGAAGAGCGCTGAACGTCGCCGATTCGCGGATCGAATAGGCCGCCTGCCCGAGGCTCAAAGCGCTGGTCGCGCCGACCGCGATGGCCGCCGCGTGCGTCACGCCGCCCAGGGCCGAATAGCCGAAGGACAAGTGGCTCGTCGCAGTGAGCACGCCGCGCTTGTCCACCGTCGTGGCGGCGTCGGACAGCCCGGCGAGGACCACCAGCGAGTTCACAAGCGTGTCGGGATCGAACACGAAGCCCATCGTCTGGATCGTGTCCGTTGCGTCCACGCGGATCGGCCGGTTGAGCCGGTTCGTGTCCGCCATCGCCAGGTGGCTGACGGCCCCGCAATGCTGCGAGCCGGCGCGTACAATCGTCTGGTCCAGAACCACCTGATCCACGGCGGACAGGCGGGGCTTCGTCGGGTGGACGCTGGCCGCATCAATCAGTTGCAGTGCGCTGGCGGCTGCCAGGTGCGTTGCGCGGTTCTTGACATCGGCGCTGGACACCACAGCCAAGGGATCAGTCGCCGCAACATGGTGGACCGTGTTATAGCCGGTCGCCGTCTGGGCGACGGCCAACACGCTCGTGGCCTGCGGCACGCTGCGCTTGTGGACCGTGTTGCTCTGCGACAGCGGCAGGTTGCTGGTGCCGCGCTTGCTGAGGCTGCAAATCGAGTTCTGCCCGAAGGTCAGGGCGCTCGTCGCCCCGCGGAACTGCACGCGCGTCCGCACGGAGGAGCCCGCCAGCGCCAAGGCGCTGGTCGCATCCCGCAGGGACGTGTGCCGCGCGCCCGTCGCGTAGTTGAACACCAGGGCGGACGCCGCCCCACCGGTCAAATGCTGGCCGAGGTACGGGATCGTCGAGAACACAACATTGCTGCTGGCCGCGCGACCGTGTACGGTCGCGGTCGCTGCCGCGTGGCCCATCGCCAGGTGGCTTGTGGCGTCTGCCAGCACGGCGGGGATGCGCTCGGTCATCAGCGACAATTCGCCGAAGGAGCAATAGCCGCCGTCGCCATTGTTGGACGTGACCGTCAGCCGGTAGTAGGCATACGCGCCCGTGACCGCCAGCGGGTAGTGCCGGCGCTCGCCGGGGTGCCAGTTCGTCTCGGTCGTGATCGCATTCGAGAGCGTGGTCCAGGCGATGCCGTCCGTCGAGCCCTGGAGGCTGAACGCCTGCGGCATCTCAGCGCCGCGGTCCTCGAACGGGGCCCAGAGCGCGAAGGACTTGATCTCAACCGGCGCGGTGAATTGGTACTGCCACCAGACCGGGAACGAAGCCGCCGACTGCGAGGCCACGCTGCTGCTGTGGTAATCGCCGTCGAACGCCTTGTAGGCGTTCGCCAAGGAGTCGGACGAACTCGCGGTGCCAGCCGGCGTCGTGTTACTTGTCAACCGCGGGATCGCCGTGGACGGCCCGTACAGGAGCAACTCGCCAATCGACACGGCATCCACGCTGCCGTTGTTCGACGTAACCGTCAGCTTGTAGTGCGTGTACCAGTCGGGCGTGTCCACCAGGACCACGCGCTTCTGGCCCACCTGCCAGTTGGTCGCGTTGTTGACGGCCGACACCTGCGTCCAGTTGGTCCCGTCCGGCGAGCCCCACAGCTTGAAGCTGCGGGGCATCTCGTCCGTGGCCCCATCCGACCGTGCCCACAGGGCATAGGCCGTGACTTTCTGCGGCGAAGGAAACTGGAACTGCCACCAGGCCGGGTAGCCCGCCGACAGGACGCTCGAACTGAGCGCACCGTTCAAGCCGTCGAAGGCCAGGTACGCCGGGTAGGTCCCGGAGCCGTAGAGGGCCGTCGAACTCGCGGTGCCCAGCGGGGCCGTGTCGCTCGTCATCAGCGGCGTCAGCGGCAGGTCGCTGCGGACCAGGGTGACGGTCGCCGTCTGGCCCATCGCCAGGGCACTGGTGGCCGGACGCGCGGACCCGGAAAGGTCCGCCGAGGCCGACTGGCCCAGCGACAGCGCGCTCGCCGCCCCGCACCCGGGCAAGCCGGCCGTGTCCAGCATCATCGCGCCGAGGCGTGCGCCGGCCGTGCCCAGGATGGAGGCTGAACCCTTCGGGGGCGCGCTCCCGCTGCTGCCGCCGCCCCCGCCACCGCCCCCGGTGACGAGCGCGCCAATCGGCAAACCCGAGATTGGTGAGCGTCCGAGCATGGTTAGTACGCCTGGTTGTATTGCAGGATCGTTCCTGTGCCGCTGTCCGAAATCGTCTGGCTGCCCAGGTCACAAAGGGCCACGGTGCAGTTGTTGCAACCGCTGTCGATGGTGACGGAATGGGAGCCGTTGGTCTGGAACCGGCAGCCGATGACGCTGATCGCCGAGGCGGTCTTGCCGCCGTTGTTGGAGATCACGATGCCTGGGCCGCCGTTGGCGACGAACACGCAGCCCGAGATGTTCACGCCGGCCATCGAGCCCAGGTTGTTCTGGAACTTGATGCCGGGCAGGCTGCTCCCGGTCGCCTGGATGATGCAGTTGGTGATGCGGGCCAGGTCGCCCTCGTCGATGCCGATGCCGCCCACGCCGCCGCTCTGGCAGTTCGCGTTCACGTTGCAGTTGTCGATCAGGCAACGGTACGATTGGTTGTCAATCGTGATCCCCTCGTAGCCGTTATGGTACGTGTAGCAGTCGGAGATTATCGAGTCCGTGACGTGGTTCTGCGAAATGCCGATCTGGCCGTTGTCGTGGGAATAGCAGGCGTGAATTCGGTTGTACGCGCACGTCGTCGATTGCCCGTCCAGGCAGATGCCGTGCCCCGTCGAATGGTGGTGGCTCTCCACGCCGTCCACGTAGTTGTTCGCGCCCTTGATGACCAGGCCGCTGCCGCCGCTCTGGCTGTTGCCGTCGATGGTGATGCCGCGAATCTCGTTGTCGTTGCCCGTGACCGTGAGGGCGTCCACGCCGGCCGTCTTCTTGAGGATCACGCCCTTGGGGCCGGACAGCGATTGGCCGTTGTTGCCGGCCGTGAGCCCCGTGCTGATGGCGTAGGTGGCGGCCGGAAAGTAGACCGGCAGCCCGCTGTCGATGGCCGCCTGGATCGCGGCGTGATCGTCCGCTGATCCGTTGCCCACGGCCCCGTAGAGCAGGACATTGGCGACCGCGAGGGCCGCCTGCGTGAGCAGCTTTGCCGGCGCGTCCACCCAGACGTTCTTCGTGCCTGCCCCGAAGCTGACCGCGCTGCCGCTGTTGCTGCTGGCGAGGATCAGGTCGCGGCTCAACGTGGTGCCCGAGCCCGTGTACGTCCCGCGGCCGACTTCCCAGTTGCCTGCGCCGTCGTCGATGCAGTAGAAGCACTCGTTCCGGTCGCCCACGACAGAGAACGCGCGAAAGCCCGAGACGGCCCCGCCCAGCGTCAGGGTGCCGGTGCCGGTCGTGGCCGTCGTTTCCTGGATGCGGTCTGCAACTACCAGTGTCATGTCGCTCTCCCTTAGCTGCCCAAGATGCCCGCCCCATCGTCCCACGCCGCCAAGGTCGCCCAACCGCCGACCGCCGGATTGATCGCCCCGAAGAAGATGCGGTCAATCGTGCCCAGGTAAGCGGACTCGCCATAGCTGCCGATGTTGAGCCAGAACTTGCCGTTGTCCGAAATGTCGAAGTACCAGTTGCCATTGTTCGGCCGGCGGATGCGAAACCACATCCACTCCAGGACGGGGCAATCATAGGTCGTAATCACGTCGGGGAACACGTAGCTGGCAAGGTTATCCCACTTGTTGACGTTGGCCTGCTTCTTGTGCGACCAATAGTTCTGGCACACGATCTTGCCCGCCGTGTCCATGACGCCAATCGACGCGCCGGACCACCAGCCGTTGAACGACGAGGGACCATGCGACACGCCCCGCACGGCCGCCGTAAGCTGCCAGGTCGGGCTCGTCGGCACCGGGCGGGTCAAGGCGGCGTTCGTCAGGGTGTTCGTCGCCAGGACGATGCTGCCGCCGCTGTCCGACTTCGTGGCCCCGCCGCTGCCCCAATCCTGCAAGGTGAAGTCCGCGGCCGTCAGGATGTCCTCGCTGGCGTCGGTGATGCGGAACGCCGGCCGCCCGCCGTCGAACAAAGGGTCATTGTCCTGGCAATAGCGTTGCAGGTCGCCTTGCGTCAGGAGTTGGTAAGCCCGCGTCCCGTCCCCATGCGACACGTTCGTCGTGCCCTCTTGCGCCCGCGCCACCGTCAACGTGTTCGTCGAGCGGGCCGTGCAAAGCACCAACTCGCTCTCGATCAGGAGGTGGAAGTCGCCGCCGCTCGGGAACACCGAGCCGTCCGCAACCGTAATCGACGTGGCCGTGTCCGTGATCGCCCCGTTGAGGGTCGTCTGGGCGTTGTTCACAAACTCTTCGCGGCGTTGTGTCATGTCTCGTCTCCCTAGCTGCCGAGGATGCCGCCCCCGTCGTCCCACGCCGCCAGCGTGCAATAGCAGCCGGCCGCCGGGTTAAAGGTCCCGAAGCAAATGCGGTTCGGCGTGCCCAAGTAGGCCGTCTTCCCGTAGCTGCCGACTTCGATCCACTGCTTGCCGTTGTCCGAAATCTGGAAGTGCCAGTTGCCGTCGTTCGGGTCCACGATGCGCAGCCACATCCATTCGGTCGCAAAGACATTGAAAGGCCCCACGATGTCGGGCGGGGTGTAGCTGCCGTTGTTCCACTTGTTGATGTGGATGGCCTGCTCATGCGCGCGGTAGTTGATGAACACCCCGAGACCGGCCGAGTCCAGAATGCCAATCGAAGCCGTGGCCCAGATCGCCACGGCGCTCGTGGACAAGCCGCGCACGGCGGCGGTCAGCGTCCACGTCGAGCCGCCGGGGTAGGGGCGCGTGATGAAACCGCCGACCGACGCGGTAACGACGATGCTCGTGCCCATATTCGTGGCCGCCAGGTCCGTGCCGCCCCAGTTGAGGATCGTGAAATCGGACGCCTGGAGGCGATTCTGGCTGGCGTCCGTGATGCGGAACGCCGGCCGGTCGGTGTCGAACAACGGGTCATTGTCGCGGAGGTAGCTTTGCAACCCGCCCTGCGAGACGACGTGGTTGACCAACGCGCCGTCCGCGTGCGACACGTTCGTCGTGCCCTCTTGTGCCCGCACCACCGTCAGCGTGTTGGTCGAGCGGGCTGTGCAGAGCATCAATTCGTCGTCGATCAGGATGCGGAAGTCGCCGCCGGCCGGGAGCGCGGAACCGTCCGCGACCACGACCGACGTGACCAGACTTGAGATCGCCCCGTTGAGGGGCGTTTGGCCGTCGTTCTTGAACTGCTCGCGCCGCATGTGTCACCTCCTACGCGCCCAGGATTCCGGCCCCATCGTCCCACGCCGCCAGGGTTGACCAACAGCCCGCGTTCTGCGCGTCGATCATCCCGAAGAAAATCCGGTCAACGGTCCCCAGGTAAGAAGTCTTACCGTAGGTGCCCAGTTCCAGGAAACGCTTGCCGTCGTCCGAGAACTGGAAATGCCAGTTGCCGTCATTCGGGTCCGTGAGCCGCAGCCACATCCATTCCGCGCAGGCCGCCGGCACCTGGGAAATAATGTCGGGCGACACGTACCCCGAGTTGCCGTCGTTCTTGCACACATGGAGCATCTTGCGGTTTGCCAGCCACCGGTAATTCACCGTCTTGTTGCCGGTGTCCATGACCCCGATGCACGCGCCGCCCCAGTACGCCGTGTTGGTCGTTGTCACGCCGCGCACCGCCGCCGTGAGTTTCCACGTCGGGCCGGCGGGGACGGGGCGCGTCATAAACGCCGTCGCGTTGCCGGGCGAAATGATGATGCTCTTCCCGTGCATCGCCGCGGAAGCCCCGCTCCCGTAGTCGTGCATCGTGAAGTCGGTCGCCGCCAGCCGGTTCTCGTTGGCGTCGATGATGCGGAACGCCGGCCGGTCGCTGTCCACCAGGGGGTCGTTGTCACGGAGGTAGCGCTGCAAGCCGCCCTGCGTCAGGACTTGGTAGACCGTCGCCCCGCTCGAATGCCCGGCCGCCGTCGTCCCTTCCAGGCCCCGCGCGACCGAGAGCGTGTTGCCGGAGACGCCGGTGCAGAGCATCAGTTCGTCGTCCACCAGGACGCGGAAGAAGCCGACGACCGGGAACGCGCTGCCGTCCACGACCGTGATGGTCGAGTCGCCCGACAGCACCGTCCCATTGAGGTTCGACTGGCTATCGTTCTTGAATAGCTCTCGGCGTTGGGTCATGGTCCGGCTC